GTGGGTCGCCGTCGGTCTTGGTTTCCACTTGTATTGTGTAACCTGTTGCATCACAAGATCTTTGAAGTGCGTGAAGAACCGAGGCACGCCATCGGGATTGATGAGCTTAGCCAATCCATAAGCGTCGGCGGGGGATTGAGCCGCAGGTGTGCCTGTCAGCATCCACAAACCTTTGACCACTTTGTTTACATCACGGAGCGTAGCCCATCGGTCTGTCTGCGCGTTCTTGTACGCAGATGCTTCGTCAACCACAATCAAATCAAACCCACCATCCATCACTTGTTCTTTGATGATGGATAGTCCGTCGAAGTTTGTGATGACAAACTCAGCCATGTGCTTGTTGACAATTTCTTTTCGCTTGCTTGCATCGTTATGATAGGCAATCGCTACTGTGCGGTGCATTGCAAACTTAAACAAATCGTTTTGCCACGCCGACTTCATGATCGACAAAGGGCACACAACTAACACTCTTCTAATTACGCCGAGAGTCATAAGATAATCAGCCGCCCAAATTACAGACGCAGTTTTGCCTGTACCTTGTTCGTTAAAGCAAAATGCTTTTCTCTTACTAATTAAAAACTCTGCGGTTGTCTTCTGATGCTCAAATGGTGTGAAGCCCGGGGGTCTGGGCCACGTATACTCTGATAGTTTCATTTTCCTCTAATCACTTTGCTGAGTTTTTTCTCCCCTTTCTCCTTGCCTTTTTTAACCTCTCGGATTAAGTTGTGCTTGGAGTCACGGTCGAATGTTCGGTTGCCATGTGGCGTTTCAATGAATACGCCGTTCTTGTTTGAGCCTCCTTTGTCGAGAGCTTTGACGTGTGCAACGTCTTTGCCTTCTCTAATATCGGCTTTGCCGTTCTTATTCCGGTCAGGGAACTTCTTGTCAACTAACGCCCGAGCACGTTCTCTTTCAAGTCGGCGGGGGCCTTCACCACGAGCCTTTTGCTCTTGGTATTCTTTTTTATAGTTGCGGTCAGCAGGGTTTTTGTAGGGCATTTAGGTTCTCCATAATTCCTTTTCGATACGATGTTTATCAATATCTTCTTTGGTTAAGCCAATATCCTCTGGGGTTGTTTCCCACAAAGGTTTACGAGTTTCTTTATCAGTCTGTTGCAACACTTTACCAAGGGCAAGTGTGATTTCCATCATCATGGATTCTTTAGTTTTGTTGATTTCTTTTTTGACCAAGTCACCCACAGTTAGGGCTAACTCAGCACGTACAACTTCCTTAACTCTACGCTTTAATTCGTTTTCAAGCAATAGTGCGGTGTCGGTTTCTTGATTTGTCATTGCAGTCATTAAAATTTCTCCATTTGTTTTTTGATAACGTCTTTAATTCTTTGTTCTATCGAATAACTGCCAAGCACTGCGGTGATAATATGGTTATGTAAGGGGCTCCCATAGTTTTGTAATTCTTTATATATGGTGTCAATTATCAGTTGTTTCACGTCTTCTTGCAGTTTTAAATAAGCCGCCGCTTGTTGTTCTTTATCTTCAGTCATTTAATATTCTCCTTGTTCAATAGTCGCACATGGTTGGCAATCGCCGTACCCAAATATGATCTTGGGTCTTCTGTAATATTGTCTACCACCAAATCAAGAATGTAGCTAACAAAAGATGGTTCCATGATAATAGCTCGAATCTTTTTTTTTGCGATTTCTCCAACCAACTCTTCCACGTCGTCTTGTAGTTTTATGTAGGCTTCTGCCTGTTGTCTTTCTTCGTCAGTCATTTCAACTCCTGTTATATTCGCACGTTTTCACGGCACAGAATCGGCACAGAGGGCCTGTGCTTGGATTCCAAACTCCACTTTCTTTCGCTTTCTCAATCCGTTCTACATCTTGTGCAGACTTCTCAATATATTTTTCAGCCATTTCACGTTCGTGCGTAGCCTTAACGAACTCCTTCGATACGACATATAGAAGCGCCGACTTCACCTTCTTTACTTGTGGGAATTTCGCAAAAAGCCCACAGGCTACAAGATCCAATTGCTTGACGTCCGCATATCTCGCATTCTTTGATGTCTTGTAATCCACCGAGTGTGCCACCCCTGTCTTCGGATTGATAACCACCAAATCTGCTATCCCATGCCACCATACATTCGGTGCATCGAAGTCGCATGCTTCCAAATTTTTCGTCAAGCCAAGTCGAACTTCGCAATGTTTTTCTCCTTTAATCTTGTTTAGCTCATCGAGCAAAGGTTTAATAAAAATGTAGCGTTGCGGTATAGGTATGCCATCTTTTATGTATTCTTCAGCAACAAGATGCACTGCTTTACCGTACGTAGTCGCAGGTGTGTCTGGTTCGACAACATCCTTGGCAACTTTGGTGTGGTAATACTTACGAGGACATTGTTGAAACGTCTTCAAACTACTATATGACCATACTGTACTCATTCTTCGTCCTCATCTGATGGTGGAAACCTAACCTCAAAATAGCCCCAACGATCACCCTTGTCCCAACGAGTCCAAGAGTAATGCGCTTCGCCCTTTCTAATGTACTTCCAAAGTACTCTCAACGTTTCATGTTCCTAACAAAGATTGCAAACGAATGTGCGGTATCGCCACCATTCTTCATCTTGTCAAACTCTTTAGCAACTTCTTCAAGAACTTCATTTCGCTGAGAGATCTCGATGGCGTTCTTATCCACGCCATAATACATGCAAGAGCATCCGTTCTCAAAGCAATAGCGATCAATGTATGCGCAAGTCATAATAATGCATCCTCCATTTCTTTAACACTCTGTTGTTTAACTCTTTTGTCGGCTATCGCAAGCAATTTGGGGTCCACTTGGTCAAAGGGCCACCACGTATTGTCAACCAGCTTCTGAATAATTTCTTCGTCAGTCATTCTTGTCCCCTTGTTAACTTTTGCAACAAGTTTTTTTGGTTAATTTTTATATCAGCCCTAAGTTCAGCCGTTGCTTTTTCTGCTACCAGTTTGGCAAAGATTTCCAAAAAGCGTTTAGGCACTGGGTGCGCCGTTTCTTCTGGCGTTGGATATTCTTTTGCCCATTCTTTACTGGTTTGATGAGCCATCTTAATGATTTCTTCAGTATCCATTTTTCTCCTTCAGCTTGGATTCAATTGCTTGATAAAGTTGATACGAATTCCCCCAAGGAAAAACTCCACACTTTACAAGTTCCATTTTTGTCAATCCTACCCATGTGCGTTTTTGTTTGTTGTATTCAAGGATTGCTCTAGCAAACATTACAGGAAAGTCAGCCGTGCCATTCGCTTCAACCAGCCCCTCTGCTTTGCCACTCATGTGCAAATAAATGTTGTGTATTTCTTCGTTAGTCATCAGCAATCTCCATAGCTATTTCCCGAACCGGATTCACAGTTGAGCGGTAACTCCGAAGCCCAGTTGGGGCGCAGGCGCATACACAATTCAACATATTCTTTAGCAGTCTCAACTTCCTGCTCCGGGGCGATACAAGCAATCGCATCGTGCACAGTCATGACGACTTTGTATTTCTTAGCGATCATTAGCATCTGCTCGCCAATCACAATACGAGCTAACGCCTGACATACGTTCTCAATGACTTTCCCACCATAGATACGTGTCGCTATCATCTGCCGACCCCGCTTGGTGTCGTAGACCAATTCACTTTTATCTTCGTTCTGAACCACACGCAGGTTTGGGTACTTGATGTAAAGTCCGTTGGGTAACTTGACACCCTTTTTACCCTCTACGTCCAGTATCCCAAGTTTTGTGTGCTTATCATTCATGATGGCTTTTAAGGCTAAAGCCCCTTCTTTCCATAACTCAACAATCTTAGGGTACGTCTCTCGATATGTCGTGATAATCCTTTTCGATTCAGCCTCCTCAATCTCCACGCCAAACGTTTTAAGTTGCGCTTTAAATTTAATTGCCCCCATGCCGTACCCCGCACCGAGAATTGTCGTTTTACCAACGAACCTTTCGTCTTTCGTGATTTCTGCTTCTCCCTTAGAGTAGATAGCAGATGCCATGATCTTGTATACATCTTGTCCATTTTCAAATGCCTCGACTAAATCGTTTTGTTGAGCTAACCATGCCAAAGTACGAGCTTCAATTTGAGATGAATCAGAATCAATCACTACGTAACCATGTGGAGCTAAGATAGCACCCTTAAGAAGTGATGTTCTTGGCAAGTTCTGAAGGTTAATCTTATCGTCGCCACCCCAACGCCCTGTGTGAGCTGCATAATAACGCAACATGACTGGTAACGTACCTCGATTCGCAATATCCAAAAACCTTTTTGTTCTTGTTTCTTCTATCGTAGACTTAGCGCCCAATCTGGCTGCCACAACCGCTTGCACAAATTGAGATGAGTGTTCAAGTAATGCTTTAAATTCCTCGTCGGTCTTGGCGAATGCGTAAGTTTCTTTGCCAGTCGTTTTGCTAGTTTTGGTTGGGGGCACGACACCGAAAGATTTAAGTATTTCGGCAAACTTATCGTTGCTCATCAACTCATCTTCGTTGTATTGAGCAATAGTATGGCGTCTAGCGTTTTGAACTGTGATGTAATAATCTGTGAGGAATAATTTATCCAACAAGAGCGCAGGCTCGGTAAACATCCGTATGGTTAAGTCGATTAGGTTATGTTCGAGCTTTGGCAACTGACCCTGCATCAATAGGAACAACTCCCACGTGAGCTTTACATCGTTCTTGCAGTACTCACCATAGGTTGCTAGATGTTGCGGGGTGAAATTAGCACGTCGGTATCCTTTCGCATCTTCAACCTCTGTGCCTTTGACGCCAACGCCATAATGCTCGGCTAATGTTTTAAGACTGCCTCCCACCTCTGTGCCGATGAGCGCCCGCCCCATACTGAGAGTGCAAGCCCACTTCTTAGGTTTAATCCCGAATCTCCAGTTTAAAATCGCCCCGTCGAACTGAGCGTTGTGAGCTATGACTACGGAGTTATCCCAATCGTATTGGGCAAGGAACTGGTGCAACTCGTTGAAAGATCCAGAGAACCACGTTGGCGCCCCATCGTTTACGGCTACGGCTACGCCAATAACCTCAAAGAGTTCATCTCTGATGTACTCCTCGGTCGTGAGCTTAGTCAAACTAAACTCAGACGAGTAGTATGTTTCAAAGTCTATGGTTAAAAAATTCATTTTTTTCTTTTCTTTGGGATCAACTTAGTAAGTTGCTTGGCGTAGTCTTCGAGCTTGATACCCATCTTCTTGGCTACATGCACTTGAGCGGGGTTTAGGCTTATTGAACTAACAGGTTCCTCTTCGTGATGTTGCAGGTCTAGGCGTTGCCCATATACCGCTCTTGGATCTGTCCAATGTCCAGCAGGTTGAAGAAGACCTTTTTGCACCATGCTTCTTAAAGCCATCTTTTCTTCTTCTCTAGATACATCCTCTTTAAATATGTCGGTCATGACGGTTTCATGCCATTTTTTTCGAACAAGCTCTTTGGCAGATTCCGTGAGTAACGCTTTCTCGGCATCATTCAGAAACCAAAACAACCTAGTAGGTTGACCTGATACAAACTCCTCTATATCTATTAAGGTATGTTTAAATTTACCAGTATAAAAATCATCGGGGTTGGACTCCATGCGGTTAACTAGCGCTTGTACGCTAGGCATGATCTCATTTGAAAGCGTTTGTTCTTTTTGCATTGTGTAGTTCCTCTAATGTTTTTGCCATTTCTTCAGTAACGCTAGTATTACCTAGCATCAAGTTATTAGCCGTATGCCAGCCTGTTGCACTACGATCCTCTTTAAATATGTGTGGGTGGGATGACATAGGCAAATGCAAATCATTTTGTGCATCGGTCTTGAGTATGGTCTTCATCACTTTGGTTTCAAACTCTTTGCGACGCACTGCCTTTAGCGCAGTATGTATAGCCGCTTTTTCTGGCTCAGTCATCACATCTCTGAACGACTCGCTATAAATAAACGACCATTCGCTTTCTTTCTTAGGATCAAAGAACTCCTCGGGGTTCGTATTCATTCTGCTCACTAACGCTTCTACACCTGCTGATATTTCACTCATTGTTAATTCCTTTTAAAAGTTTCATAATCCCTTGTGCTTCTTCTTTTCTTAACCCTCTGGCTAGGGTTGTACTTATTCTTCTACGATCCTCATAATCCCATCGGTATATCGAGTATTTGCCGTATCTCGACCTCATGTGGTACTCGGTGGGTAAATGTGATTTGTAGACCTCTTCAAAAATTTTGGTCAATGCGTCAAGCGTACCTTCTTTAAATTCTTCAATTGGTGACATTTCCCTATACCCCCTTGATTAGTTTTATCGTACCCTCTAGAAAATCTATGTTGCTCTCGTTAATGACAAGCGCATAGCCCTGTGCTTTGATAATGTTCTCTAGGTTTTTATACTGAAGTGCGGTTGGTTGGTTGCTACCAGCCTTGGCTTCAATACCCATGAACTTACCATTGACGCAACAAAGAAAGTCTGGCACGCCCGCATTGCCGTAGCCTGACCCAATCGGCATGGCGTAATATACGTCATACTTCTTGAGCATTGCTTTGATTTTGTTTTTAACTTTGACTTCGGGTGTTTGTGCCATAACGTAATATAGCACTACTTTTGACTTTGTCAATAGTTAGGACGAAAAAAAGCCCACAAAAGTGGGCTAGGGTTTTCCTGACATTTGTCAGATTTTTTATGTTGATGCTATTGCACGATCAATATACCATCGAGCTTTCTTTAAGTCTTCTACTCGGTTGCCCTTGTGGTCTGCACGGCTTATGTATTTCACCGCATTGCCAAGGTTGTAGTCCAGCTTCTTCGCTTCGATAAAGTCAATCGTTTCAATACCGCCAACTTTATAGTGCGATGGGTGATTGACCATATCACTTGGCTCATGAACCACGGGTACAGTCTGAGGTACACCCTTCACACCCTCACTTGTTTCTACAAGCACACCCACAGGTGGTTGCCATTCTTTAGCAATCTCTGTCGGCACAATAGAATGTGTATGAGTGATGAGCTTGTTCAACTCAGCGAAAGACTTTACCGACTTGGGTGTTTCGACTGGCTTAAACAGCTTCTTTGCTTTGTACATAACTTGATATACAAAATCAGAAGTTTCGCCCAACTCTTTAGCCACTTCCGCTAAGGTCATAGTGGGGTGACCCGCTACAAATTTACGCACGATACCTGATCTAGAATTAGCTTGTAATCCCATTTTCTCTCTCCTTTTGGTTGTTAACATAGTTAGTAAGAATTTCTCTCATTTTGGCTTGCTTGGTAAACGGGTGATGCTCAGAAAAATAATCCATTATCTCTTTGCTCAACCGAATACTTGTACAAGTGAGAGCGGGCTTCTTACCTGCGCCCCTACCCTTACGTCTTAGTTGTTCTGACATCAACGTTCCAACCCATTCGCTAATAGGTATTGTTGAATGGCCTCAGCCAAAGTTTGTCCTGCCTGTACGATGTAATACTCTTTGGTCCAATCAGGCCCACGATTACTAGGTTTGTACTTAGCAATTTCTAAAACTTTGCCGTTTGACGCGTTGATTACACCTATCTTAATATCCGATATAGAATCAGGCTCAGAACTCGAAAGTATTTCAGATACTGCTATTGATGGCAGTCCCATCAGTCTTCTTAATGCGCTATTCATTTTGATTTGTCCTTTGCTTGGTTATAAATATCTTTGACTACTGAAGTGAAACGATTAATCGCTTCGTGCTGAGACAGCCCTTGTTGTTCAAACGCAATCGCTAAATCCATTGCCAGTATGAACGTACCCTCACCTACTGTAAACCCACCATCATGAAATTGTTGGGCGATTGTCTCGCCCATCTCCTTCATCTCTTGCATAGTTTTACTCATATCTTTTCCCCTGTATAGATGTGATTAAAAAAATAACTGATTACTGTTGTCGGCACTTGAAATGCTTCCGCAATCTCTCGATACGACATACCTCTTTTGCGTAGAGTGATAGCTCTACTCTCGTTAATCGGAGTCCGCTTTCGACCCGATCCTTTCCTCGCTCCCCCCTTTGTGTGCATGTGTTTCGCTTTCCTGTTTTGTTAATAAATACAATTTACAAACTGTACATAGCCAAGCAGGTTTAACCAAAGTTACGACCCACCCTTCATGCACATTGACCAACCTACCTTCGTAGGTGTTCACCTGTTTAATCATGGTTCAACAATAGCCACGTGATCCAACCCATTGCCAATGCTATGATTGCTAAGACAATCGACTGGACAATTGCAAATATAATTATGATTAAATCGAGTGTAGTCATTACCATACCCTTAACATTAGACAGAGTATAAAGTATACCGCAAATAGTGTGCAAGCTATTTCGATAATATCTTTTACCTCGATCTCACGCTTTATACCTAGTAACGCACTCTGTAACCAGTCTTGATCTGGACTGTAATAGACCTGCTTGGGCTCGTAGTACTTACCGATCTCAAGACCTGATCTGGTTTTATACACATTCTTCATCGTCACCCCCCAATGCAATTAAAAATGATGTGGCATTCATGCGATAGCCAACTGTGGATACAAAGTCATTGTCGCTAGCCAACTTCATAAAGCCGATCTTAGATTTTATGTCTTGTGGTAAGTCATCATCGTTATACATACGTGCGCCTTTGTTAACATACTTGCAGAGATACCTACCATTGTCAATTACGACAATCACGTAGTGCTTAGCTTCGGCAATAGCATTCATCATGTTGTATTTCTCCATTAACTCACCTTGCTTATCTAGATGGAATTTACATTGTTGAAACATGTATGTATTATTCTCTTTCAAAAAGTTCATAAACATACTGAATCCGTCAGTACCAACAGCCCAACTTCTTGCATGGTCATGCACAACTCTAGCTTCTGCGTTCGCATCGCTACGATAGCGCCTGAGTGCTAAGTTTATTTCGTGTACTATTTTGTTGCTTGCAGTTTCTACACGTTCGTTGATAGTTGTAGGAAAGAAGTTCTTCTTAATTACACTAACCGCTTTGTTGGCATCTTTTGTCGCATAGCCCGATCCATTTGATCTGCTAGCTCTAATACGTGGATTATCAACCTCAATTTTCCAGTCGCCACGGGCGTATCGTCTTACGATAATACCAAGAGATTCGTTGGTAGAGTCAAAGAAAACTTCGACCGCTTGTATCTTTTGGTTGTACTCGCTCGCCATCTCAAAACGCCACATTGGATATAGCTTTGCCACTTTCTCAACGACTTCGCCTAAGTCCGCATACATCTCTAAGTTCTCTTTGGTTGCAGTCGGCATATGCGCAAGTAGTTTCTTGCTTACGATCACATTGGGTAAATATTCAAACATGTTGTTTCCTTTCCTGACATTTGTCAGAAATCAAATTTGTTGAGGATTGCATCGACCTTCTTCTTGAGTTCTTCACGCTCGTATCCGCTATCTTTGATAGCCTCAACGTGCACACCCACCATGGTGCGCTCAAGCTCTTGCCTTGCCTGTTCTAACTTAGGATCATTGGTCACGTTCAGCTTAGTCAATAGCTCGCACAGTTCTACTGGGTTAGACACAAACGAATCGTGGAACCGCTTCTTCTCGTCGTCCCCATTGTCCTTTAGCTTTTCTGACATATCCGTAAGCACACGATGTAGCTTCTCCCATGGAGCCTTCATTGCATCGGCTAACCGTTCCTCAAACTTAGTCTCGTAGTCCCGCTTCAGATCTTCTAAATCATGCGACGGTATATCTAAGCGAAAGTCACCAGACTCGGGCAAGGGGTTGACGCTACGTCTGAACCCAAACTTATCTTTCACCTCGTCAAGACTGGGGTAGTCACTCGCTTTGAACATAGAACCTAAGTGCATCGGTGCTTCAGCCACCAATCGGTCATAGTCGGCAAAGAAGTTCATGCACATACTGTTGAACGTGGCTTCGTATGCTTTGATGTTAGTCAAGTATTCCATCACTAACTTAGTAGGCAGTAAGCGTTCGCCTTTGTCAGCCCAAGGTAGTGTGTGCTGATTGTGATACAAGCGTGCTCTCGCAGCGAACTTCTCGATTTCCTTGCGTGCACCAGTTCCTGCAAACAGATTCTTCTTGGTCTGCGATGCGTCTCTGCTTGCTGACGCATTGGCATTTACCTGTTCGGTAATATCCCTATCCACCTTCGTGGCGGGCCATACGCTGATATTCAACTCTACTAATAACGCTGATTCACTAATACTCATGATTTTTCCTTTCCTGACATTTGTCAGATTAATTAAGATAAATTGTTTTGCCGTTGTCCGCAGTAGCGTGGTTGGCTTGTGTGATTGCCCATATGGTTGGTGCAGTCCAGTCACTACCCCAGTCATCGCCCACATAACCATCGGTCAACATAATGACGCACTCGGGTACGATCTTCTGTTCGTTGAGATATGTGGATACGCAACTAGGTGAAGTCCCGCCCCCGCCAGCGGGCCTTGTTGATTCGATGATTGTGGATACTGTTGATTCATCATACGTCTCGTGCGATGCTACTTCGCTATCCCAATAGATTAGATCTACTGCGCTAGGATTAACCTCCTCGGCAATAGCTTTAACCTCAGATAAAAACTCAGCCAACTCATCGTTACCGATAGAGCCTGATGTGTCGATACCAATTACCAAGTGACCGACCTTCTGTCCAATCATGCTTGGCATGTACGTACCTGTGCCCAAGAACCTACGATTGACACGACGCCATGACGATGTGTCTTTGGCTTTGCATGTAGACTTAACGAACTCACGCAGTAGATCTCGCCAGTCCACTTTGGGTTGCATAAGATCCCCAAGCTCACGATCCATTCCACCTGCGCCACTACCCACATTCTTCTGATGTGCCATGAGTCCTTGGCGAATAGCTTGGTCAACCTCACGCTCAAGAACCTTCTTCTCCTCGTCGGTTAGATTCTTCGCACCTTCCCAGTCGTGAATGTCGAACCCTTCATCGTCACCACCCTCACCTTGCTCCTCCCTGAGTATGTCAAAGACCTGCTTGGTGTTCATGCCTTTGAACCGCTCGTCGATAAGACCCATGAACTTACCCTTGTTCGGTCCGCTCTTGAAACGTGGCATAGCAATGACACTCGCAGTCGGATCCAGATCACAGAGCATCAGGTTAATAACGTAGTCACAAGCCGCATTGGTTAATGCTGGATCAATCTCATGCAACTTAGTCCACGTTGTTAAGTGTCGATACATTTTGTGTGCAGTCTCGTGAGCAATCACAAAACATAACTCAGCATCGGATAACTCTTTGACAAACTGCCTACCATAGATCTCGTCACGACCATTGGTACATGCACTTGATACGTCATCACGTACGTGCGTACGACCAATCATCATCACGCCCTGCAATAAAGCAAACTTTGGGTTACGCATTAGTGCGATTTTGCACTTCTGCAACTTACGTTCTTCGTTCATAATTTCCTCCATACCAACTAATTTCTTCAGTTACTTCTTGTTTTGTGCGACCGTTTATCAGTAAGCACATGTTGAGGGCTTCGTCTTTCGTATCGTGAATTGATACTAATTTGCCTACTTGCCCCCAACCAGATTCGGTAACTACCACTTCGTACTTACCTGTAAAATACAAACCGTTCGATGTTTCATCAATGCCAGTCTGTCGTCTAACCCATGCAGTTCTTACTTCTGACATTTGTCAGGATCCTGAGTCAATAAGTAACCTAACCATATTTGCTAACTCCTCTTTGGTTTTGAATTTGGCTATCGTCTCGGGCTTAACGCTACCCGAGTCTTGGTGTGGTACACGCACAAGCAAATACTCATCGCCAACTATACCCACGGAGTAACCCGCTCTGTATAGCTCCATTAAGTATGGTGTTTGTGTTATCCAACCATCTATAGAGTAATCAAATAATTCTGACATTTGTCAGCTTTACAGTAAGTCTTGATTCTTAGCAACCCAATCAGCGAACGCTTTGCATGAGAACGCAATGCTCTGCTTAATTGGAGTCTTCGCAATGTTGATAGCGAACACGGCTTGCCACTCGGCATCGAACCGCTCTAAGTAGTCCATGAATGGAGTAATGGTGTTTTTGTCCACTCTACTGATAGCAGAGAACACAGTAATCGCACAAGCCCCAGGTGATGTGGGAACCTTTGTGACTGTTGGCGTAGCTATAACTTGCTCCCATGTTGGCAGTTGATCTGCGAACTCGATATACGCTTGCATATCACGAGCACCAGCTTCACCGATTGCACCTGACAATGCAGATATAACAGAGTCGGCATCATTTTCTCTGCGAGACTTCACGATATTCGAAGCAGTCTCAAGTGAACGTGGAGATACAAATGCTCCAGTTGTTTTCTTGGGGTTATAGATGTAGGGGTTATCATTTTGTCCACCATCGGTATACGATGCTAGAACCTGTGGGAACCGAGACACCCATGCACACACCTCGGGCTCGATGCCTTTGTTGATAGCCCATGATAACCACTCGTCAGCAGTTGGTTTGGATATTTGAATAGGCACAAGACGGTTTCTGCTGTGCGCTTTCATCGTGTCCCCTACTCCGTCAGAGCTAAGGTTACCAGTCAGAAACACAATACAGTCTTTATGCAATGACACATCACCGCATCGTGGGTTAGCCTTCTCAAGCATTGGGTGTAGCATATTCTTTACTGGGTCAGCACCCTTGGTAAACTCGTCGAGCATAATTACCAATGGTTTGCCCTCATGCAACTTGAACCTAGCATTAGGATAGTACCTAGTAGTCTTGGTATCGTGGTCAATGACTGGCATCGCAATGTCGCCTAAGTCCATGTTGGGTACGTCAATGTATGCGTACTCATATCCAAGCCCCTCGGCAACGTCTTTGAGCAATGAACTCTTACCGATACCTGGCTCGCCTAATAGACAGAATCGAGTCTCAGGATTGGTGCGAATCAATGTGGCTGCTTGCTTAAGGGTAACTGTTTTACCGAATCTAACTTCTGACATTTCTAACTCCTCTAATAAAATCTGACATTTGTCAGGAAAAATATATAGCAGACGAATTTCTACTATATATAACATTGTAACACAGTATAATAACTATGTCAAGCATTTTGGCTCATTCTTGGGGCAACCAACCGTCGTACCTGTTGTGTGGGAGTTTGCCAATCGGCAACTTAACCCATTCGAGGCATTCTTTACGATAGTGGTAGTAAATAGGCTCAGTCACTATTGATTTGAGTCTAGCCACAGTCACGTTGAACGATGTCAATTCTCTGCGTATCGCATGATTAAGTGAAGTAATTGCTAACTGCAACATGGCTTCGTGATACTTAGAAGTGTCACCGCTCTCCAATAACTCCATGAATCTGAACGTATGCAGTTCTCGATCCGCACCACCCAATAGATATTTGCAATGGCTACGATCTAAGTGAAAATATGCGTTACCTGCTGATGATGGTGATAAGTCAAAGTAATCTTTTAGTTCATCATAGTAAAATGTAACAATCTCTTGGTCCACTTGCCTTGCATAGTACTGATGGCTTGAATGTGTAAGTGTGTGCTTGCGCAACTTAATCATATTTCTGACATATGTCAGAAACGGAGCATAACGCTTACGCAAATCACGAGCTACGTCCTTCTTCAGTACCAAGTCAATCACGGCCTTTGGGTCAATCACGCTCAGCCGATCTTTGCTCAACACGTTCTCCTCAACCTTCAGATTGACCTCGTGCTTGTAGATGTACTTATTGCCGTTGGGCAATTGAATGACGTTGTTAAAATCCTCCTGATACGCACGCAGAGCCAAAACCTGTTCAAAGAGCTGATTACAGTTCGCACTATCGTAGTACATATTGAGCTTGATGGTGTTGTCGGGTCTAAACGTAATGACTGGGCGACGATAGTGCACTATCTGTACGTTTTCGCCTTCCATGCGAATGTTGTATGCGTCGGCATCTCTGCGATTACCGAGTGGGCGCATGTCAGGTCTACCTCGTAAGGGCTTGATAACACTGTGGAAATGCAATGCTTCCGAATAGTTCCGTATAAACGGACACGCTTGTACTGTTCTATATCCCATGTTAAATATCCTCTGTTATAGCTTGCGCTAGTCTTTGTGTTAATAAACTACGAACCTTTTTGATGGCTTGCATCGGATCTGACGCATAAACGTGCATCTCACGAAAACTCGATTCAGTTTCCCATTGCACAATATGTAGAACCTCGCCCTCTTTGCCCATGTCGCTCTTGTTAGCGACTCGTGCGTAAAACTGTGTCATCATGTCCTCCAAATAAATACATCTAATAGCACCACGATAATGGCAACTAAGAAAACAATGCGCATGATGCGCTCCTCGTGCGTGAATAAACTCATAACTGAACCTCCTCGTGTTTAATGACAATGTTAACTTCCATGTTCTTGATCTTGGTCAAGTCGTCACGGGTCAACGTCTTCTGACCTAGCATGTCGGCAAATTGATGAGCCAATTTGCACTCAGGATAAAAAACCGTTTTGCCGTATGTGTTCTTAACTCTTACTGTAATGTCCATGTTGTTCCTTTACTGATGTTATGCTTTCCTGACATTTGTCAGATTTTTGTTAATCATTCTCTGCACCGATATAGCACCCTGCAAAGTAGTGCGTATGTCCGAACGCTCTAATCACGCCAATCGGCATTCTTCTGTTGAGTTTTCTAGAACTCCGCTCAAGTTCAAGTTCGTACTTGTATGCAGATACAGAACGTCGTTTCAAGTCACGCTTGTATGGCTTTAATGCTTTGACCAAGTACTTATGGGGTATTTGTGCCTGACCTAGCAATGGTTGTGTTGAGGTAAATTTAAAATGTGCCATGATGTTAAATCTTTTTGGGGTTAATCTGTTTCACAGTTGTAGGTGCTTGCGTAGATGTAACAAACATGTAGCCACCTTTGTTGTACTCTTGGACTATCGTCCATGATGCACGTTCGGCACGAGCGTGGTCTTCACCACAAAATAAGCAATGACGATAACCTAATGACCATCGTTCTATGTGTATGTCGTCACCGCAAGTGTGACATTCTTTCCAGTTGTCCATGGTACTAACTCCTCTAATAAAATCTGACATTTGTCAGAAAAACTAACTGCTCTGATTATGATGGGTGATCTCCCACCATCTATATAGTATAACACAATGTTATAGTTATGTCAAGTGTTTTGAGCCGTTTTTGGCGCAACACGATGTTACGCATATGCAATGTGAGCGTAGGGCTAAATCACGGAACTGGTTCAGGTTGTTACAAAATGAATAGGGTCGATGTGATAATGTTATGTAACATTAGGGTAAAACGTAACGCAAAACGTAACGCCGTAAGTTGTTGATTTGTAAGGTGAAAATATGTGTTTAGGTATGTAATGTAATAAAGTTATAAAAAATAGAAAATAGAGAAAACGGCGCCAAAATTAAGTTATGCAGATTTGCTCCGCACTTGCCGAGAAGGTCGAGCGATTACCCGCTTATTCAATTTCAAAAAAAAACGTAACATATAACATTGCTTTAAAATCAACAACTTAGCAAAAACAAAACGTAACAAAGCCCTAAAAAACGTAACAAAGCATGAGCTAAAACATAACATGCGGTAAGGCCAAGCCCGAGCGCTGGCTTGGGAACTGGTGCAACATAGTAAACCGAGTCACCATGTAAATCAATAGCACAAAGAATGACGATGTTACAGAAACGACAAAAGCCCACCGAAGTGGGCTAAATGTAACAGAATAAATTTTAGTTAAACTCGATTCGCAATTTGCGCTCGATTGTGCAGGTTTCTATCAAAACGCAAATCGTCAGCGAATGCAATCCAAAACGACGTGACGTAACTGTAAGGCAAACCATGGATTTTGAAAAACTGAGCCACCTTTGCACGATATGGATTAGTTCTTGTATTACCTTGCAAACCTTCAGACTTTGTTGCGCTCATTCTAATGTCATCAAGCAGTGCTTGAATCATTCTATCCTGAGCATTACGCTCTGCTATATTTACTCTGTTACGCATAGTTTCCCCTTTGAACTAGAATCTGACATTTGTCAGATTCTAGAGAGTGGTTAATTAGTCCTTGTATACGTCAGCCAATGAACCAAAACATACAAACGCATTCTCTAAAGCTTCCAAAGCTTTGAGTGACTTAGGCATATACTCTTTGCCCTGTTCGGCTTTCTGTATGCGACGTAATATCGTAGCTAGCTCTTTCATTGTCACGGTATCGCAAGATTTATCGGCTTCGCTAGAATCAGACTCTGACTTTTCTTTGCCCGCCTGTTCTTGTATCCTTTGCCATACTTTGTAAGCATTATTAGCAGTTAAACCCGATTCATCTTGCAAACGTCTTTGTAATATTTTCTTGTACTCTGCGACACCTTTGCCAAGATTACCAGTCAAAGCAAACCAAGCTTTAAACACTTTCCCATTTTCAATGCCTGCCTTGTAATCCTCGATTGTCTTAAACTCAGCACGATTAGCGCCCTCAGTTAACATAGTGAAACGATGGTGCATGGATAGCGCCACGTTACGCTGTAACTCGCCAGTCTTACCAAACGCTTTAACTAACTCATTGGTATCTTTCTCAAGCATACCGTCGTTAATTGACGATGTTGTATTTTCTACTTGCATTTTCTAATCCTCTAATGTTGATTAACTTACTTTGTAAATCTGACATTTGTCAGATTTTCTTTTATGATGCTTTTGTTTCGCATCATGACTATATTATAACACAATGTAATGATAATTGCAAACATTTCGTGTTTCATAATTAGCTTAGGCAAAAAAAATCTTTCTCCGACTAAACCACGAAAAAAAAACCGTTTTCGCCGACTAGACCGCGTAAATACCCCCATCACCCCTTTTTATGGAAAGGGACTCCAGCAGTGACATACACTCTAATCCGCTCAAACGATTACATCAAAAAGTTTTCCAAACACCCCCCCGTCACTTTTTATTTTGGTACCATTTGCGTACTATATATTTCTATGTTATATTTCGCCCAACCCATTAAACTTGGTGCATATGATTAACGTAGAACCTACTGCCGATCACCCGATGCCGTTCGACATGTCCGATGAGGAACCAAAGACTCATAAGGACGCCGTGTCTATTGCTGTTAACACAGTAGACCTAATGGAGAACTTGGGACCTTCGATCGACTTTGAGAATTCTGATCTATTTGCAGCACAAGATTTAATAACGGGCGCGGAGAAAAAATCCAAGCCTGCAACTACTACAGTACTAGCACAGGCCAAAGCTGCCCAGGTGCTCATTCGAGAATTTGATTTCCAAGCATTCGCAGACGTACATCAAGCCCGAAACTTTGTAACAAATAAACTCATTCAGTTAGCTGACTGCGGTGACATCAAAGTTGAACTCAAGGCATTAGAATTGCTTGGCAAACATTCCGACATTGGACTCTTTACAGAACGCAGTGAAATCACCGTCCACCACACAACCTCCGAATCCCTTGAGAAGTCTATTAAGGAACGCATCAAACGTTTGCTTAATTCTGACGTAACAGATGTGACACCCTTGGATGACCTAGATGCACAGTTAGGTCCACCCATCGAACAAGAATCCATTCCTCAAAGTGAGGACAACATTGAGTAATCTTACGCTTAAGGATATTGAAGCAGCCATAAACTCTGGCAAGCTTTCGGAATCCGATTTGCGGGTGTTGGAAGCGTCTCTCGATAAACTTGAGAAGCTCAAAGAAAAAGAATTAGCTCAAGAAAAGTTCTTGAAGTTTGTCAACCGTTGTTGGCCCACGTTTATTTCAGGGAGACACCATGCGCGTATGGCTGATGCTTTTGAGCGTGTTGCTCGTGGTGAGTGTAAGCGCCTTATTATTAATATGCCTCCTCGACACACTAAGTCAGAGTTCGCGTCTTATCTACTTCCGGCTTGGTTCTTAGGTAGATTCCCACACAAAAAGGTGATTCAAGTTGCGCACACTAGCGAATTGTCTACGGGTTTTGGTCGTAAGGTTCGAAATCTGGTTGATACTGAAGTGTTTAAAGAAACATTCCCAGGTCTAAACCTGCGAGCAGACTCAAAAGCTGCGGGTCGCTGGAACACCAGCGAGGGCGGAGACTATTTTGCTATCGGTGTCGGGGGAGCAGTGACTGGTAAAGGTGCTGACCTACTAATAATAGACGACCCACACAGCGAACAAGAGGCGACGATGGCGGCTT